TGTTGGTGGTACTGATGGTTTAGCATCTCCTATCAATGAACTTGCAACTGTACAAAATGATTACAGTTATCCTGGTGGAACGCATACATTAGCAATATCAAATGGTAATTATGGTCTCAATAAAGTTACTATGGAAATTGGTGGCGCTGGTGGTGCTAACTGTGGTAACTATGGTGGTAATGGTTGTGGTACTGCTGGAACAGGTGGAAGAGGAAAGTATTGGAGAGCAGATCTCTTACCAAATAGAATGATCCCTGGGTATCAATTTTCTATTGAATTAGGACAATCTGGTAGAACTTATGCTGGTCAGGCAGCTGCTGCTCACAATGGTAAAGGTGGTAGAGCAGGTGATGGTCATAACAACAATGATGGTGGTGGCGGTGGTGCTGCATCTATCTTTAAATACTCTAATACAATTATTGGTGGCGCTGGCGGCGGTGGCGGCGGCGGTGGATTTGGTGAAGGTACATGTGGTCAAGATGGCAGAGATGCAACTAGTCCTACCGATGATGTTATGGAGGTAGCTGCTAACACCAACCTATTTACTGGTACAGGTGGCACTGGTGGTAACTATGGTTGTACTGGCGGTGGCGGAGGAGGCGGCGGCGGTGGCTGCGGTCCTTCTGGATCTGGTATTGGTGGTTCATCTGGTCAAGGTGGTGGACAAGAAGGTACTGGTGGTCACGAAGAAGGATATGGTGGTAGAAGAGGTATTTCTGCTGTCAAAACTGATTGGTTTGATACTGGATCACTGGTTCAAGGAAATACTGTTACTGGTAACGGATATGCAAAGGTTACCACGACAGAAGACAGAGGACGTTGGACATCTGGCGCTGGCGGTGGTGGATTGGGAGGATATATTCGTTTTGAGATACCTGGGACAACATTAAGTGGTACATCTAATATCACTGTTAACGTTGGATCAGGTGGACAAGGTGTAACAAATGGTAGTGTCAGTTCTGACCAAGGTTATAATGGATATGCAGAGATTAGATTTAAAAGGATTGTTGGGTACGAAGGTGGTACAACTGGTGTAACTACTGGAGACGTATTTATTGATGGATCTGGTACTCAAGACAATGGTGTAAACTTCTTCGCTAGTGGCACTGGTACAACAAGTTCTGGTGGATTTAAGTTGCCGCAAACACAAGTTCCAACAGTAGAGTTTATTGGTGGTGGTGGTGGATCTGGTGCTGCTGCAACTGTTCAAATTTCTGGTGGTGTAGTTACAGGATTGACATTAACAAATGCTGGATCTGGATATACTGAAGCACCAAGAGTTCGTATTAATGGTGGTGTTGGTGTAAGAAACCATGCAACTGTTGAATGTGATACAGTTAATGGTGTTTTAGAAAATATTGCACTGGTCAGTAGTGATTTACCAACGAGATATTTAAAATTTGGTGGAACTCAAACAACACGATTTGTTTCAACTGACACTATAGATGCATCAGAAGGATATGCTGTAACAGTTAAAGTATGCAGGGGCAATAATAAAAACGGTGGCGAGCTACCAGACGGTGGTGGTGACGAACTTCTCTTGTATTACAATACAGATGAAAGTTTGAATTTCCCAGGATCTGGTTTTATTGGCACGATGGTTCCTATTCCAAACGCAACTGATGTTGATAATGATGTTGACGGAACTGGAACAGGTACTAACCCAACCAATTGGTATACTTACTCTATTGTTTTACCTGAAGCAGCACAAAGTGAGACTGCACGCTTCTCTATCAGACAGAACAGAGCTGCTGCTAGTGGTAGTAATGATAATGCCAGCAATAGTGATCACTTTGGTCTCATTGAATTTAGACTTGAAAAGGTAGCGGAGACTAGTTTGGTATTTGTACCAAGTGCTGGTAAAATAGCAGTCGCTGACGATGTACAACAATATGATGTTCGTGGTGAGACAGGATCTACATATGTCTCAGGTATATTCGCAAACGATAGTACATTGACATTATCATCTTCGACACCTATTGTACCTACTGCAGCATTAGATCCTGATAGGGTTATTCCACTTATTGAACCGTACATGCTGGTTAAGTATCTTATCAAAGCATTCTAAATAGATCTAGCACTAGTAATATTCTGATAAAATGGGTATCGTCGCGGACGCAAATGTTCCTAATATTATACTACAACTAGTCCTTGCTGATCGTCAGATCGTGTATAGAGGCGTAGTTAAGGTAGTTCCTGATCAATATTGGAAAGATGAAGTTGTTCCTAAATTATATCCTCTATGGGATACAGAAAAAGATCGTCTAGTTGAATTCAGTTATTATGATAATGCAACTTATCATTGTACTAGAAGGAAGCATGTTAAGAACTTTCGTACTGGACAATATGAGTGGAAAGACTATGAAATGGAACAGAATGAGGTAGCAGCTGCTACTACATTCTATGAATTCATTAAAGATGTATTCTTTAACATTGAAAGTATTGAAAGGGAAGAATTTCAAGATGAAATGTCCCGAATGTATGGTGAGGTAAGGACTGAAAGTTGGTTATCTATCAGACTTGCTCGTAACTTCTTACTTGCTGAGACAGATTATATCTTCTGTAGTGATGTAACTATCTCTGACGAGAAGAAAGCAATGTATCAGACATATCGTCAAAAACTAAGAGAATTACCAAGTACATTTGCTGATACTGAAGTTAGTGCAGTTAAATTCCCAATGTCACCTGAAGCATTTGAAGCAGTATATAAAGTAAATAATCCTGATGCTGTATATCTTGAGCATGAAGACCAGTGGTTGGCATTGAGTTCTTTCTTCTTTACTCAATTCAGAGATAAGATGGCACGTTATTTGTGTGTAAGAGATCTAACTGATAAGATTTACACTGAAGCATTCATTGCAGCATCTAGAAACACACCAGTGAAGATGGAAGGGACGGCATGGTCTGTTGAACATGATAATCTAGACAGCATCAAATCGCAACTTGATACATTATTAGAGAAACTTGATAATGGAGAGACCCCATGATCACCACAATTGAGACACTATCAGTATATGAGTTAGCAGGTAGTCATTGTGTAATGAACAATGTATGTCTACTGCATTTTGAGAATGCAAAGTGGGCAACACTTGACGATGCTAAGAAGACAACAGTTCTAACATGGTTAGCAGACTATTGTCCAGAGGATATTATTGAAGCAATCAAAGGTGGAAGAGACTGCTGTATTGAGTATGGTAGTGATGAAGTAGCAACTCTTAATGCATCTGAGTGGTTTCCAACACTAGCACACTGTCCTGACGCTGACCATTACTTCAGAGCACTGGTCTTTGACCAAGGTGCCAACATCATTTTCGAGAACGCTTGACGTAGATCAATATACATGCTAGGGTAGTGGAGCACCAGTGGTGAACCATGCTAATGAAAGTACCAACGCAGTACGAGTTGACGCACTTGCAGCTACAAGCAATGTTACGCGATCACAATATTCCCGAAAGCGAACTAAAGTATCTGGGTGATCGTGTCTATCCTGAAGAATTTCAAGCACATCCAGAGTATCATGGACAGATTATGGCATGGTATCTCGTGGGTGGACAGCATGAAGTGCCAGTTTGTGACATTGCATCCGTTGATCGAGTAGACGATGATGATGTTGTACCTGAGAATGATGGTTGGGGACCTCAATCATAAAGAAATCATGAGTATATCCAGATATGCTCACAAAACAATCTAAAATATCTAGACCCACGTTAAAATCAAATGGACTGGAACACAACCAAACATGAGAAACGCAAGGATGCTTTCTTTATCTTCTATGAGAGTGTGTTAAAACCAGATCATGAACTGCGCCAAGATGCACATGATCAACAATGTTATCATGAGTTGTTAGAATGGCGTGGTGAAATTATTGCTTATCTTGACAAACGCCGTAACGAGGAGTTTAATTCGTGACATCACCAATTATTGGATCTGACAAGACCTATGAACAACAACGCCAATGTCGTATGCAGGATGCTATCGACGATTACCTCCAAGATGATAAAGTATCAAGCAGACAAGCATATGAAGAGATGCTATCTTGCATCGATGATGTGATTAAATACCATGAGCAAGCATACTGTCGTGCTCGTGAACTTCGTGATCTTATGATGGGTCATCGTGAGGTTGACCTTAACGATCTTGACAAGAAATTACCTAACCGTTTCTGATTATGACTGAAGACGATTTTAAAACTGCAGTAGAGAACATGCTGATGCTGCAGAAGAACAATGATCACAATGCTGCTATTCTACAGGCACAAATTGACAACTTACAGAAACAAATCAATGAGTTGAATGATCTTAAGGAGATGTTCCGTCTCCCTAAACCACAAAATAAGGATCGTAAAGCATTCGATGAAGTCGATTGATTTTGAATTGCTACAACCTGTCACATATGGGCATGTTACAGGTTATATTTCTTTCATAAGCGAAGAGTATATTACTATTTGCTTCAAAGACATCCCATTGCCCAAGAGTGCAAACTCACGGTGGGGTCGTCATTATGTTAACATTGTTGTCTACCCTAATTTTTGGCATGAAGTACGCAGTCGTGTGGATGAGGAACAAGAAGAAAGGCACGTCGCGCCAAGAAGCGATCTTTTACAATTTGGAAGATGCCGCTCTGTGGGAGCAGCACATAAACAAAACTCAACACGCAAAAACTAACATCATCCCTATCTTCAGTGACAGTTGATCAAGTGTACACTCTACCAGTGCAGCAGGGTGACAACCCTGCTATGATAACCATAGGTAAACAAAG